CGAGCCTGTTCTAGGTCACTCTTCATTCTCCTTGATCGCCACATTTCCCTGAATCTCCACATCAGTGCTGAATCTCCCTGTGGAGGGTGGTCATAACGTCCCGAACTATTTGGCCTGTCAGGACTCCGGCATCGCCTCTAGCCCGCTCCAGTCGTAGAGCTTCCTTCAGCTCGGCGATCTCTTCCTTCTTCTCATCCATGGCTGCCTTGGTATGTATCAGACCACAAATCCATAGGACGAAGAATGCAATCGCCGTACCCCCAGTGCTTCCACCAACGAGTGATAGGACGTCACTCGGCGACATTTCACCTCCCTAACCACCCCAGAAAGGCTGACCGTTAGCCCTGTAGTTCATGGCAGCAGCCTGTGTACCCCCACTATACTGGGTTGCCAGGTTCTTGTGGTTGCCCAGAGTTGCGACCAACGCATCAGCATCAGGAGCGGACATACCGAGGCCATTAGGTGTCGTAGCCTGCAGGAACGCAGAGCCACCCATCGAAGCAACGTAGTCGCTTCGGTTCACCAGCTTCTGGAAGAGATCTCGTAGGCCAGTCAACTCCTCAGCTGTCGCCTGAAGAAAGAGCCCCGAGTTAGGAACGTTGGCCGCCATGTTTCCTCCTAGATCAGCGGTAGAACTCCTACGGCATGTAGTTCGGTAAGCGCTCCGGCGGTGTTGACGCCAGATATGTTCACTCCGCCGGCGGACAATATTCCTATCCAGGGAGTGCTATTGGCTGAGTTAGCTGCCGCAGTTGTAGACGCTGGCCACCGCTTCGCAACACTAGGTTGGTAAGAAGCAGGGAGACTGCCATCAGCCCAGAGCCTAGTACCATCCGTCTTGGTACCAATCGTAGTCAGGACGAAGCTGAACGCCAACAGCCCGTCGGCAGTAAGCCTATACTTAGCATGACCTGTGCCAATACCCCAACTGTTGGACATGGCCGGCATGTTATGCCAAGTCTCAGGGACTTGTGGAGTGCTACCCGGCTGGAAAGCAACAGAGGTGAGCTGGGTGACAATACCAGTCACGTACGTCTGACCAGAATCGCCCGAAGGTGATCCGATACGTGGATACGCAAAGGCTGCTGAAGCGGGCGCTTGCAGTGCTGCCGAGATCAACGTCCAAGTGTTTGGCGTAACCGTTATCGACAGGTTGGTAGGACCTGCAATAGCACCGTGCGACGAGTCCTGGAAGTCGAAGCCTACCTGTACCGTCGAGACACTGGAGTTGACATATGCCTGGACCTGATACTGTTGAGACGGTACGACAGGGAACGGTGTGTCCGATAGCATCAACGCACCAGCACCTGAGCCATCGTTGATGTACAAGCCTGCGTAAGGGTAAGGAGCTGGATCAGGCGGGTCGCTAACAACGGAGAACACACCTGCAGTAGCTTCCCAGCCAGTAGGGTCCATGCCCCAGAAGTATGGGTTCAGACTCAACGACGCGACGACCTGATTCAGACTCTTGCGTACAACTCCAGCGTTCTGCACCTGCAAGGACCTGATGTCGTTCTGTGCACCTCTTACGGACCTTACAATGTCGAACGTCTGTGCGTGTTGGTACCTAGGCATTAGTCACCACCCGTAGCTTCGTCGAAGACGAGCGCGATCTGCTCAGTGCCCTGTCCTTCGTCTGGAGGCTGAATAGACCATCCGATCGCACGCACCTTGAAGGTGTTGCCTACTGGGAAACGGGGATCAGTGACATTCGCTACGACGTAATCACCCATACCGTAAGACCCAAACTCTGGGAAAGCTGCACCCAGGAGGTCGACGTGGTGCGTCACGATCGGTACAGGGAGAGAGCTCAAGTCCGAGGTCGCATGCTTCGTTATCGTCGTTTGGTCCGTCACACCAGTATAGCTGTTCACACCTTCCCAGATCGGGTACCCAGACGCCCTCGATATCGGGTCGCCTGCTGAGCCAACAATAGCCGCAGCGCCGTCGCCGTCTCCTACAGCCCACCATTGGTTGTTTCCTGACGACGAGTTTTCAGTGTAGATGTAGTCAGCTATCGGCCCAGGATAGTCAACTGTTAGGTCTGTTTGTCCTACTGGGTTACCAATGGGCGTAGCAACGACAAGTTGCTTCTGGGGCAATCCAGTTTCATCTTCGTACCAAGCGATAGTGTAGTCAGGCCCAGTACTCTGAGTCACTACGGACTGGATCAAGTCGTCATACGAGGTAGACAAGTCATACCCGTTGATAGTGAGCTGAACGACTGGATCGATTAGAGGCATAACGGCTAGGCCGGCTACACCAATGTTTCCTGCAGTGATGTTCTGGAGTTGATGCCAAAGGTAGTCGATCGTAGCAACCTGACCCAATTTCAAGATCTGTGTGGTCTTACCAAGAATCAGACGCGGGAACCTTCTCGTCGCGTAGACCTCGAACGTCTGCCCCGTCAGGGTCAACGACTTACCATTCGACTGGTACTCACGACTGAGTACGATCCCGCCCCAAACGATCTGGTCTTCCCTGTACACCCAGAACGCTGTCCTGCCAGGGGTAGTTCTGGCTAGTAGCTCGTCGTTGGGCACACGCTTATCGTCCAAGCGCATGCCAGCATTCATGTTGCCAGGCTTGTTCAGCTGACAGTCCAGAGAGACGTTCTGAACAGGCAGCTCTCCTAGGATCCTGTTGGAAACAAGATCCGTGGCGAGATACGTGTAGTGTGCTACCATTAGTCTAGTGGCACCCGCCCGGAACTGTCAAACGTCGCAGCTCCTGAAGGTGCCTGTGACGTCACAACCCCCGCTGTATTGATTGTAGTGTGACAAGCTGCACCAGTATCTGGAACGCCAGGGATACGTTTTACAACAGCTGGCCGATACTGTGAAGGTAGAGTGTTAGGCCAAAGTAGGCTTCCTGGCACGCCCGTTCCAGTAAGGTTGATGTCTATCTCCAGCTCACCATCGGTAGTAAGCCGATACCTACCACGGGCGATAGTCCAACCCAGACCGAACGTTCCCAACGAGTGCCAAGGATCAGCAACGTTGAGACCGATAGGTATGTACTGGTAGGCACCGTTGACTATGATGCCTAGAAGGTTGGTGTCGGTTTCGAACCACATCGTGCCCTCAGGCGCCGATAGCGACGGCTTTGCCGACGAGGTCGTAGGCCAGACACCCTTGAGACCGTTGATGAGTCTGTTGTCAATGACAGTGCCACCACCGTTGGTAACTGTCATGTTCGGCACGACACGAATCAGCGCCAGTGGGACCGAGTTCGCAGGTGCTGCAGGAGTAGCACCAGGAGAGCTAGATGCGAACGTACCTGTCGTAACCACTGCATTCCAGTTAGCAGTAGCGTCACCAGGGTCTACAACGACGGCGTCGACGCGATCGGTTCTCCACTGCGTAGCTGAAGAAGCCGCAATAGAGACGTTGAAGTTCGCCGTATTGTAACCAACGTACATCCCATTCCACGCTGTCGTGTGCGGAATGTTAGCTACGCCTGTGCCGATCTGGACGTTCATGGATGCCAGACCAGTAACGGCACATGCAGCACCGAAGTAGGGATCTACTCCACCAACAGGACTAGTACCACCAGCAGCGAAGGGTGCACCAGTAGAAGTCGCGTGCGCTACCCTAAACAGCTGCGCAGGGTGGTCACTACGTCCTTGGCACGCGTAGGGGGGTTCGATTGCTGCCATGATGGTCCCTAGTAGTAGGTGTTGTAGAGCTTGACTGTGCAGGAGCCCGTTCCTGCATCAGCAGTGAACGAAATGGTATCTGAGACGCCAGGCGGAACGCTAATCCACTGCCTGCCCGTCATAGATGTACGACGACTAACGAAATTGTTCAAGATGATCGACTTTAGCCTAGTATCGATCGTCAGAATATCGCCAGCCGCCAAGGAGATGTTTAGCGCCATAGTAGTGCCACTGTTACTATCGACTATCACAGGATTGGTAACAGGACCCGTAATCGTGATAAGTGGGTAAGCTGTGTGGTTGCCATTGTTCGTAACCGTAGCACCGAAGTTAGGCAGTGCACCGCCAAAGCCCAAGTTGAACGCCACGTTGAATGACATACCCAAGATCGACAACGTAGGCACAGCTATCGTAATGCTCGCTGGTATAGCGTCGTAGATATACGGGTCCTCAGCTACCAGTGTTGCCTGTATGGCAGTCAAGCCTGCACGTCGGCCACCATCAATGTCATAACGGAAACCCCCGCCTTGACAGTTAATGAACCTAGTTGGCCTATTGGGCAGCTGGAAGTAGAAAGGTCTAACGTCGTCCTTGGTATAGTCGGCACGTAGTGAGTCTAGCAACGAGTCGGGATCGCTAGGATTGGTGTACAAGTTACCTGTGAGGACAATCGTCCGCGCTGACACGAACGGCGAGTCGACGTAGGTACCATCCATACCCTGATGCTCATCTGTCGACGTTCGCAACGGAGCAGTGTCGAGGCCACTCACACTGAGGATGTCAATGAAGGGCAGACCCATGTCATCGGTATTGAGTGTAGTGCCTACGTCATCGAACTGGAACTCGTAGTCGTTCAGCGAAGGTGCCATTACGCGGACCTCCTTGCGAGTTCCCAACCTAGCTCAGCTGCATGCCTACGCGGATCGATCTCGTTGGTGTAGATGATGATAGTCTGCCCGCCAGGAGTGACCTTCTCGCCTCCGCGGAAGCTCACGACTTCAGGTCCGTTTTCGCCCACTACTCGACGGCCAGGCGAAGCCCAGTTCGTACCTAGAGCGTAGCCATGACCAGAACCGAGCTGGCCTACGCCACTACCAAAGCCCCTACCATGCGCAGCATAGTTCAACGCTGCGGCGATGTTGGCTAGTGGGTTGTAAATGTCGAACGAAGTGCCAGGCCAGTGGTAGGCTAGGAACGTACTCATAATGGTTTGCATCAGGCCGCGTGACGGGTCACCATGCTGAGCGTTGATGTCAGTCAGGTTGATGGCTCGTGGGTTACCACCGGACTCGGTTTGCATCTGGTAGAGTACAGCACCCACCAGCGAAGGTGACAGACCTTCCATGCCTAGTGCCCGAAGGACCAAACCCCTCCACTGCTGAACACCTGCTCCAGCCTTGTAGTTGACACCTGCACCCGACGCGGACCCGGTAATGGTATGCCACAGCCCCGCGATAGCCTTCTTCGCCATTGCCACAGGGAGAGTAGCTGCCATTGAAGCAAGTTGGCTTCCTGCGCCGCTCTTGATTCCAAGTGCGCCTATGAGTGCGTTACTGAACGCCTCCGAGTTGCCAGTAGCAGCTGCCAGCAACATTTTGCCTGCTGCACCAGCGAGATGAAGAATGCCTGTAAGCGGTCCGAGTGCTGGCCCCGTGGGATTGACAGATTGTCCGAATCTGGCAACAGCTGGTGGAATCTGTCCGCCCGTAGCATAGCCAGGAACACCCATCATGCTGAAGACCCAAGCCCACTTGCGGGACCTGTTCTTGTCTACGACGGTCTCGCCAGCTTCCAGTAGCGCCGGGATCCTATCGCCTCCACCGAACCCGGCAAGCTTGCCGCCTGCAGCCATCATCGGGATGTTTGGAAGGTTGAAGCGCTTCAGTCCAATGGCGCCCATGACATCGTTCCAGAGACGTCTGATGCCGTTGTCGTAGACGGTACCAATCACGAAGTTGACAGGAACCTTGAAGACGTTCTCAATCCCGTGCCAGATACTGCTCAGGCCGCTAACGGTATTCCTGGCACCCGACTTTATGTCGCCCCAAACGTTGTTGAGGAACTTCGTTATGTTGTGCCAGACTGACTGCGTAGTATCGTAAACGGAATGCCAGATGCTGAAGAACATCTGCTTCAAGGCATTGAAGATCGGAATTGCTGCGTTCCTGATAGCGTTCCAAGACTGAACCAGGAACCCCTTGATAGAGTTCCAGATCTGTACGCCCAGGTTTCGAATGTCGACTAGTGCCTGATGCCAGTGACCAGTGATGACGTCGAGGAAGACGCTGAAGACTGCGACTATTACGTCCCAGGCGATCTTCATGACCGACTTGATACCCGCCCAGGCTATCTTCACGACAGCCGTCATCACTGCGAACCAGATCTTGAAGGCGGCTAGAATGACTGCCCAAGCGATTCTGAAGATGCCCTTGATTATGTCCCAACCAGTCTGAGTGGCAAGCTTCAGATAGTCCATGCCAAGCTTGAAGATCGTCGATATAATTGCCCAAGCGACCTTGAAGATGCCTGAGATGATATCCCAAGCGGACTTGGTGAGATCGACGATGCCGCCCCAGATCTGCTTCAGCACATTCACGGCGACCTTGAAGATCGCCGTGGTCATGTTCCAGTAGGCCTTGGTAGTGTCAACGATCCCGCCCCACATCGTGGACCAGACCTTCTTGACAGCGTCGCCGTGAGTCTTCCACCAGCCATCGAAGTTAGACGAGATCCAACTCGTGATGCCACTAAAGATGCCAGTGATCTTATCCCATGCACCCTTGATCGCACCGTAGACCTTGTTCCAAGCATCTACTGTAACACGCGTTACAGCGCTCCATGCATCCGATAGGGACTTGCCGATGACCTGCAGAACGTGGTCGATCCAATGCCAGATGTCGAACCACATGTCGTGGAACCACTTACTGATCGGATCCCAGTAGTGGTAGATCAGGTACGCAGCGATGGCCAGAGCCGCAACGGCTGCGATGATGAGCCCGATCGTAAGTATGATGGGCGCGAGAGCAATTTCGGTAGCAGCCAGGATCGCCGAGAAGATCAGCCATGCACCTATCGCGACAAAGACGATGCCTGTCAGCAACAACATGACGGACACCACTGCTATGACGATAGCAATGATGGTAAGGAGAGGCTTTGGAAGTGTGCCCATGAACTTGAAGAAGGTTGCTAGTGCAGCTGCGACCTTGCCCACGATTGGAAGGAATGCTTGTCCCAGTACAATCATGAACGCCTGGAAGTTGTTTTTGAGCAGTTGGATCTTAGCTGCAGGCGTATTCGACATGATGTCGTAGGCAGCCTTGAGCGCACCCTTACTCTTGCCCATGTTGCCGACCATTGTGTTCAACTGGCCGAAGTTGTGAATGGCGATGTCGAAGAACCTCATCGCCTGAATCGTTCCGCCAGTGCCCTTGAACATAGTCGTCAGGACGTCGTTGAGCTGAGTCGGGTTCAAACCCTTGAGGGCCATTCCCAGATTGGTCATGATCTGGTTGATCGGAAGCATCTTGCCAGCTGCGTCCGTGACCTTGATCATCTGGTCGTGAGTGAAGCCCAACTTGTGTGCAACGTCGAGACCTAGAGCATCTTCAACGGTTGCACCTAGACTCTGGATCTTGTCACGCGACTTGCCAAGGGCATCCAGAGCACGACCAACCGTAGAGGCAGCCTGACTAGCAGACAGACCGTTCCTAGTGACGAACGCCATCAAGGCAGCCGTCTGTTCGAAGGTCTGGTTCTGCCTAACCGCTGGACCTGTTACGCGACCAATCGATCGGGCGAAGTCACCGTAAGTACCGACACCGTACTTGACCAGGTTGAACATGATGTCCTGCACCTTGGTGACATCACGGACCTTCATCTGGTAGGCGTTCATAATGCCAATAGTGGCACGTTCAGCTGTGGAGAGGTCTACCTGGCCTGCTACAGCTTCCTTCGAGAAGTTGTTGAGGAGGAACTTGGCCTGTGTAAGGTTGACGTCCATCGACGAGAAGATGTCGTACAGGCCACCCTGGATCTGATCCAGAGGTACTGCGATTGATCTAGCAGTGGCAAGACCAGCTTCTGATACCTGTTCGAAGGTGGCCTTGACACCGAACATCTGAGTCTTGGTCAAGGCGACTTGCCTGTTGTACTCGATCGCAGCAGAGGTCGCCTTGCCCAAGAAGACAAGGCCCGCCGCTCCTACGGCGCCGATAGCTACACCGACGGCCATGAGCGACGAGCCCGTCTGCATCTGCTGTTGAGCGGCCTTCTTGGAAGCCCCCTCTAGGTTGTTGAAGTCGCCAGCCAGATTCCGCAGTACGCCAGAACCCATGTTCTGTGCTCGTACGACGAGGAGTACTTCCCTGACACCTAGCGGCACTTCTCACCTCCCACGCTTGAGCTCCGCCTGGTGCTGGTCCATCTGCTCCTTGGCCTTTATGGCGACCATCGTCAGGTCCATTCCGTAAGCAACGAACGAATCCTGATCAAGCCACCCTCCAGGTCCAGGCAAACAGTGGAACTCCAAACACATGACGGTGAGCCCGTACAGCTGCTCAGCTATCTGTTCTTCATCCGAAGCCCAGCCGACTGTGTCTAGTTCTGCTCTGGACTTACCAGCGCCGAAGACACGACGTCGGATTTCACTATCGAGTTTGGGAGGTCGCTCTCCCAGTCGTGCATCGTGTCGATCAGCTCGGAGATTTCCTCGCCGATCCTACCGTCGAGCTGCTCCACGTCCTGGGGGTTGTTGAAGTTGAGCTTGCGGCCCTGCTCGTCCTCGAGGTTGTGGTCCACGACGCAGGTCTTGAACTCGTACTGCGCGACTCTGGTCTGCGTAGGCGTGACACCCATCGTCGCTGTCTTGTGCTTGGTGTCAGCCGTCATGGACATCGACATAGCGATGTCCTGGCGGTGAAGTCGCTGACCATGCGTCATCCGCTTGAGGTCAATCCAACCACCAGGACATGAGCTGAGATCGAAGTGCTGGGACTCGGTTGAAACTGTTGCCTTGGGCATTGCAGATCCTCCCTCTGGATCTTGTGTACTACGGAACGATGACTTCCTGCGTCTTGTAGATGATGTCGTACTCGTTACCACTGCCGTCGAGCACGGTCTGGTAGGTGATGGCTGCGCGGATCAGGTCGCCGACGCCAGAAAGCGGAACCTGGTACACGTCCTTGATTGCGTTGAATAGGTCGAACTGGATGGAGTTGTTAGCTCCTGTGGTGGCGACGACCTTGATCGCCTGGCCTGTCACGGCCTTGAAGCCGGTGTAGTCGGTCGCGTCGAGGAAGTCCCTGGAGGCCGTCATCTGACACGTCCGCTCACCGAAGCTGGCGAACTGGGCACCGCGCGTGGCCTTGAGGCGGAAGTTCTCCTGCCCCGCGTCGTCGATCTCGAACGAGAAGGTGTCCATGTCGAAGACGGCCGTCGGCGTCGGGATCTGAACCGACCACGTACCCGGCCCGTACGGAACCGAGGTCGGCCAGACAGGCGTCAGCGACGGTGAAGGCGAAGCGTCGGTCAGACCGAAGATGTCGAACGTGTTCTCCATGATGTTGTTGTTCACGGTGAACGTCGACTTGCCAATGACACAGCCTGTGTAGCCGAAGATGACGCCGTTCCTGACCACCGTGATCGACAGCGTCTTGGGTGGCACGGCGACCGAGGTCGGGTTGTAGGTGTAGACGAAGTTCGGTGTCGTGCCGGTCTTCACACCAGCCGCGCGACTGCACTGTGTGAAGTACAAAGCACAGTCCTCGAGCGCCTCCAACGTCACCGAACCCTCGACGGAGAAGTCCCCCGCCACGACACCGATCCGTGCCGCCGACTGACGGATCGGCGTCCGGTAGATGTTCTGCTCCTTGAGCTCCAGCGACTCGGAAAGGATCGGGATGAACTTCGTCGGCGCCACGTAGGTACCGGAGGTGATTTCGAAGGCGACACCAAGTAGGCCGCCAGCGCCCATGCCATACGCCATAACTTGGTCTCCTCTCCAGTCTTGGGAGTCGGCGTCTTGGCCTGAGGCTTGTCAGCCTTCTTGGCGACCGTGACACCGAACATGTCAAGCTCGTGAGGCTCGGGTCCCATCTCGAACCGAGACTCAGACTTGCCTTCCTCGTCATGGGGTGCAACGACTTTACCTTCGTCGTTGAACACGCCCGATGTCGTCGTGCCTGTCGCGATGCGGAAGCGCATCACCTGTTCGTCGTCGACCTCGGTCTCCGTCCCGTTACGGAACGTACCCAGACCGTGGATATAGACGTCCTGGTCTCCCGCACTGGGGTGGTCGACTTTCACTATGTACGGCAACTTACCTCCTTACGGGAGCCTCGTCTTGCTGAAGGACTCGAACGTCATCCTGTTACCCATCAGCAGTGAGCCCATCTTGTTGATGACGCCTGGTTCATTCTGCGTGCAGAGCGTACCAATGACAATTCCACCGAGTGTGATGTTTGCATGCACTACAGGCTCGATGGCGTCAGCCAAGGTCTGTGCTGCATGCAGGTTCACCTGCACGTCTTGGATCTTGCCGTAGTACACATACACGTACGTCTCGAACACGTTCCTGGTACCGAGCGACGCACCTTCCCACTCACGCGTCTTGTTCCCAGGCGAAACACAAACAGCTGGTGTCTTGTCAAGTATCGTCTGGTCACCGTAGTACATGACGTTGACACCCAGCGGAATGACCTGCGCCTGGATGATACTGAAGATGGCCGTAGCGACAACTTCAGCGCTGGAGGTAAGTGGCATAACTTAGCTCTCACCGTCCCATGTACGATTCTGTAACCTGCCAACCTTGCATCAACACGCTCTTGCAACCAGTCGGCGAAGACTTCCTGCACCCTGTCAATGTCCTGCGTCTGGAACATGGCGAACGGTCGTGCTGGGATACCGGAGCTAGCAGCACCACCTGCAGCACGTATCTCTTCTGGCGACAAGAAGGCAACCATCTTGCTGGCTTTAGCAGGTGCACTCGCTGCTGGCATACCAAAACCCGCTTGGTGCAACGCACCGTACCAGATCTTGTCTGGCAAGTCCAGAATCGTCGCTTGCGTTTGCGTTACAGTCCAAATGTTGTACTGCTGCATCGTCTTCCACAAAAGCCCAGACCTACGAAGCATGTCGTCAGGACCGTACTTGTTCTTGGGGTCCCGCGCCTTCATTTCGGCCGTACCATCAGCATAGGGTGCCCAACCCGTAGGACGACCGTTGGAGATGAAGTTCTGGCCGATCGACGGAGCGATGACCTTCTGAATCGATCGCTTGAGTGGCTCCCGGAAGGAACGAATGTCAACGCCAAGCTTGTCAAACTGCTTAGCGGACATGGCCAGCGAGGGAGTGAACGAGAATCCCAAGTTGACCATGTTGTCGAACCTGATGCCGCCCTTCATGGATGCTGGCATCAGAACACCTTGCTCATTCCGAACTTGGCAGGCCCCAGCGACAAGTCGTCACAGTTAGTGTTCGTCAGCTGCGCCAACCTCGTCGAGCTTGCATCCGTAGGGTAGAAGGCTACGCCTGCGTTCGGTATTGTAACTACATCCGCTAGCTCGACTGCACCTCGAATCACGTCAGCTAGCAACGTTGATGCCCAGTTCCTAAGGGTTGCTCCGTAAGACGTCTGGCTCTCATCAGTCACGACCTCTGCGAAGGCACGATCGTAGAACCAGCCTGCGTAATACATGGCGATGATTTGCTGTACGACTGCAGGTGTAGTAGTAGTGTCAACCCAGGTCGACACCAGTGCCTGTGTGAAGGTCTGGGCCAGTCGCCCTAGGACCTCGTTGGCGATCTGGCCTTCCAGGACTGTATCGACCGAGGAGACGGTAGCCTTCGTGGGCTCAAGCCACGTCTGTACCATGCTGGCAGTGATGTGCAGAGCCACGAAGGCTACCTCCTCCCGCTACTTGGTGTCGGCCGGCTTGGGCGCCGATGCCTTGGAGGCCTTCTTGTCCTCTTCGGCCTGCGCCTCGTCCTCGGCCTGGGCCACGTCGCTGAGGTGGTCTCCCGGCGCCGGACTGACTCCGCGCCCCGTATACAGAGCGAGAGCCTCGCGGAGACGCCTGATCTCGGTGTCGCGCGGGTCCTCGTCGGACTCGTCGATCTCCTCCGGCTCGTTGGCCGCAGCGAGCACCTCGGGGTCGTTCGGCCCGCCCTTGCGGACGATCGCGCCGTGGGTGATGTAGTAGTTCCACTCCTCCGGGTCGAAGTCGTCCTTGCTGACGTCGGCGCCGACTTCGAGAGGCTCGTCCTCCTCCGACATCTTGCTGTGCCGAAGGCCGTTGGCGTATGCCACGTACGAGATTGCCATGGTTCCTCCTCCCTACAGGATCGCGGCGGACACGGCGGCGAGGAACAGGAAGCCGCAGATGGACTTGTTGGCGTTGTCGAGCCCGATCAGCTCGAGGTCGTACCGCTGACGGAGGCGGACGATGTCGGAAGCCCGACGCTCTTCCCGCCACCTGTCGACGATGCTCCCCTGGAGGTTGGTCGCCCTGCCGGTGTCACCTGTGGTCGGGTTGAGCGTCCCACCAGGCCCGTTGTCGATCCCCTCGCCGGAGAACGCGCCGGAGCCAAAGCTCAGGCCGCCTCCGCCGCCGCTGTAGCCCTGCGTGAACTGGTACCCGTAGGCAGGCACCTTGAGGCCTGGCCGCGGCGGGTTGTACGCCAGCAGCACTTCCTTGTTCCAGAGGTACGACAGCGCCAGCGTCTGGCCGGGGTTGTTGGTCGCGATGCCGAAGCCCGGCACGACGACGTTGTTCAGCGACAGGCACGCGGCGACCAGGTCGGGCGTCAGGATGGCACGCTCGACGTACTGGATGCGCGTGATGAAGTCCGCCGAGTCCTCGAGCGCCGACATGACCAGGTAGGGGATGATGGCGAGGTTCGCGTTCAGGAACGACGTCCTGTGCAGCGCCCTCATGGCCGTCCGGATGTCCTTGACAGGCGTAGAAGCGGCGAGGTCCCACTGGGGGCCGTAGCCACCGCCCGCCGAGCCGGTCAGGGTCTGGGTGAGCGCGGCGTTGTAGTTCGCCGCGGTCGTGACCAGGTTGTAGATCCGGTACTCCTTGCCGAGAGCCACCCTGCTGGCCAGCATCTCGGCGCCGTCGACGTCGGGCGACAACGGACTGTCCGCGTTCTCCCGCTCTTCGTCGGTCACCGCGATCTGGAGCGCGTGCTCCTGGCAGTAGTAGCTTCCGGTCGAAACCGTCAGGCCGGGGAGCTCGTTCGCTTCCGAACCGGGCGCCCTGGCGTCGTCGAGTGCCGGGTACCAGCCCTCGCGACCCTGGAAGATGTAGTACTTGTTGGACTGCTTGTTGACGGGAACCGACGGAAAGAGGACTTGTCCGACCAGTCCTTCGTTCGGCCACGCCACGCTGATCTGCGTGAGCACAACATCGATGTGGACGTTGCCGGATCCGGTTGGTGCGTAGATGGGCATTGACTTCCTCCTTCCTAGGTGAGGTAGACCACGTGGCCGGGCAGGAGTTCGATGTCGATCAGGTCACCAGCCGTGACAGCCTGGTTGATCGAGTTGCCGAGAACGCCGATGATCTTGCCGACGACCTGCGTGCCGGCCGAGGCGCCCACGATACCCGCGAGAGCATCGACAGCGCCTGCGACGGTTGCCGACGGAATGACGAACTTGCCGATGGCGATGTTGGCGGTCGCTCCGACGATCACCTTGGTGTTGCCCGAGAGCGCCACTCCGACGAACGCCTTGCCCGTCGCGGTCTTGACGGCGTCGAGCGGCTCCTGGACGACGCCGAGCGGCGGGTTGGTGTCACCCGCCGTCATGATCGCGCACTGGGCCGGCTGCAGCGTCGACTCAGCGACCTGCTTGACGCACTGGAACTGCTTGTAGGCGACAGCTCCGCCGGTGGCCAGGAAGGCCTTGGTGAGAAGGTGGTCCATACCCGGCATGGGTTACGCCTCCCTTCCGGAGTAGCTGGCCTCGCGATAGGCCATGTACAGGTTGGGGTTCGCCGTGCAGACCATGCGGATCGCGTCCGTCGCGGCCAGCTCCTTGCCGGTCTCCGAGAAGTACTTGGTCCGCGCTGCGGCAACGGCCGTCATCAGCTCCTGCTGAGCCGACACCTCGCGACCGTCGTGCATCCGACCACGCTCGCCGAGCTCGACCATACCGACCTTGGCGAACTGCTCCAGGGCGTCGACGAACTTCTTGGCCATCGCGCCCGGCTCGGCGAGGGCCGTGCCCTCGGCGACGGCGTTGACGACCGACGGCGGCAGGACGAACTGCCTGCCCCCCTGGGTGGCGACGATCCCCGCGAGCCTGTCGCGGGTCTCAGCCAGCTGGCGACCCGACTCGGCCGCGGCTAGCTTCTTCTCCATCTCGGCGAACTGCTTGGCCAGCGGCGACTCGGCGAGAGCCTTGGCGATGACCTCGGACAGTGCGGCTCCGGCGAGCACAGGCTCGGGAGTCGGCGTGGGCGCCGGTACGGGCGGAACAGGTGGATCAGATGGCGGAGTGGGCGCCGGCGGTCCGGCCGCGAGCTCCTTGATCTTCGCCGTGACCTGGTCGTCCGTGGCGTCCTTTCCGAGACCCAGCAGCTGTCGAATCAGCTCAGGGTCCATCTGACCTCCTTGTGGTGTTGGTTCCGTGATCTCCGACAGGTTGACCGGAAGAAGGTTCTTCAGGAATGGCCTGTTGGTCAGTGCACCGCCGAACAGGACGTCCTCGTGCTTGACACCGTCGGGACCTGTCCACTCGTCGTCGAACTCGGGACTGAAGTACCTGTACTCCCGATTCCTGAGAGCCTCGGCGGCGGGGCTCGTCCAGTCGATCTGGAGGTAGAGCCCGTCAGGACGCACGTCGGCGTCCCTGACCCACCCCGCAGCCTTGCCCGTCTGGTCCTTGTGGTCGTAGTCGATGTCGAGGTCGATGCCCCGCACCTTCGTCTTCACGCTGTCGGCGAACCGCTGAATCCTGTCCGCCGTGAAGTCCATCGGACCGTACACGGGGTGCTCGAACTTGCCGAGCGGCAGTGCGTGCACCCATGACTGGTCGTCGAACTGGTGACTTGCAAGATCGACCCAGTAGCCGTAGCGACTCACTTGCCACCTCGCCTTCCGGTGCGCTTCGCAGCTACCTTCTTGACGACAGGCTTGGTAGCGGTCTTCACAGCCGACTTTGCGCCCATTGGCTTACCAGGCACCTGCTTACCCGGCGTCTTGGCTACAGCGGCGACAGGGAACTTTCCCTTCACGGCAGGCTTCTTGGCCTTGGGCTTCGCTGCCTTCGTGGTTGCCACCCGCTTCCCACCTCCGCTCATGACCTTGTCGGTATGCACGTTACCTGACCCGCTAGTGGCGTAAACGGACATCTAAGCTCCTTCTTTGACCATTATATCGGGAAACCATGAAGTCACACTAGGGCTCAGGTTTCCATTGTTACAGTGAGGTAACAGTCACCTTCCCAAATAGTGCCGTATGACGCTTGCCTGCCTGGAGGATGTCGTACCTGTAGAAGCCGACATTATCACCAGGCTGCAAGTCGGCATTAGGAATAACGACTGTAGCCAGTCCACCAGGACCGTTGGTGATAGTGATGTCAGTCGGTGTCGTCAGCTTGACCGTCGATGGATCGGTGTCTGACACACCAGCGGCAGTCTTCAGATACATCTCCATGGTCAGACCCGTAATGTTGAACGGACTGCCGCCCGATGTAATGGAGACGTCGAGAGTCTCGTCGTTGAACTCACCTAGGGTGATATCTACCTCTAGCATACACCATCCCACCAATGCTCCGTCTATGGCGCGCCTAGACACGCCTCCGCCTAGTATAAGGTCATTTACTACGTTGCCACCGAAGACAGTATGGTTAGTTACGTTACCTGCAAAGCCATTTTCATCAACTACTGTACCGCCCAGAACCAGATGATTGACGACAGTACCACCGAGTAGGTTCTCGTCAATCACTGTACCACTATAGCATATGGGATGCTGTACAGTAGAAGGAGGAACAGGCGAACGGACTATTTGTACTGTGCCACCACGTCCGACCGGGATCCCCGTAATGCCTACAACCACAGGGTCAGGAGTACTAGTAGTAGCGACTACAGGTGCTGCAGGGTTGCGCAGGACTTGCGGCAGGTTGGGCCTCAGAAGCGCCTGTGGTGTCGGAGCACTGACAACTACAGGATCTGGAGTAGCTACAGGCGTGTCCTGCGTCGAACTACGGAAGTCTTGAGGCGCTTGTGTTCTGTAGTAACTACTGTCAGGCTGGTTGGTAACAACGACAGGATAGGTAATCGGTCCGCTAACGACTGCTGCAGGAGCTTGAGGCGCCTGTATTACTTGTGCAGTACCTGTCTTGAAGTACTGACTATCAGGCTGAGAGGTCTCAACTACAGGTGCAGGCGTGGCTGTCGCTGCAACAGCAACGTCCTGAAGCGAACTCCGGAATGTCTGAGTCGTATTTGTCTCGAGCCAGATACTCGCTGGTTGAGATGTAACGACTAGAGGTTCTGCCGGAACCTGAGGAGGCGGGGGAGCGCTACTGACGATCGTCTTAGGTGTCGCAAACCACTGCGATGCCGGAGGTGTATCTGTAACATTTGGCTGAACTGCTGCAGGTACGTCTTGCAGTGAGCTACGTGACTGGAACGCTGGACTGTTCTGATACCACTGCAGAACGTTAGGTACTGCCTGTACAACTGGCTCTGGTGTAGAGGCAGCAACTACATCGTCCTGCAATGAACTACGGAAGACCTGAATAGGATTGTCGTTGAAGAACTGTGACGGTGTTGACTGTGCTACAACTACTGGTTCAGGCGTGACAACAGAATCGGGTACTATGACGTCAGGAGGTGCAAACAGCCTCTGGCTTCGAAGTGCCTTCTTACGTCTACGTGTCTTGCCACCAACATACTTGAGTAGAGGCGGTCCAGAGGCACCTGCGGGAAGGATCTCAACAGCGACAACGGCCCACGCATCGGAAGTCGAATTCGTCCATGTGACGGTCTGGTTACCACCTGCGCTGGCTATTGTACCACCAGCACCGTTGTCGGCGCCCGAGCCAGAGGTGCCGTTGTGCGACCACTGAACTGTACCGCCAGTGAAGCCCCAAGTCCCGCTATTCCCGTGAGCTGCAACCGAAACGATTAGACCGTCCGCTACGGTCCCGTTGACAGTGACAGCCAGCGAAGTTGTGTTAGACGCTGTCTGACCAGTGACAGGCGTGCCGAAGGAGCCTGCAGCCGAAACACTGATCGAGCCTGCATTATGGTTGTTTGTACCATCTGAGACCGCAACCGAAACGGTATTGCTACCCGTAGGACAGGTGGGACCGATCAGTCCCCAGAAGGATACGCCACCAGCAGTGTCTGATACGAAGCCGATCTTGGTGAGTGCTACACCACCGTAGGTAACCCCTGTTACAGTATCAGAGCTGCCGGTAAATACCGTACAGCCAACGACGATGCCGTTACCGTTGTTAACATGCGTCCAGGTACCTGGACTGGTAGTGAACCCGACTCCCGCGGAGGAAGGGCCTACAGCATCGAAGGCAACCACGAGTGACCCTCACCTCCTTAAGTAGAGGCGAGTCCGCCTAGTTCAGCCCAAACAGGAACATCTGGTCGATCGTGGTCGTGTTGGAGGCTGAGCTAGCCGACCAGGTACCGAACAGCTCGATGAACAGGTCAGCTGTAGTACTCAGGCCTGTCAGTAGACCACGGAACCCAACACCCTGCTGAGAAGTCGTTGGTGCGCCACCAGAGGCAACCGATTCGTACTCCGCTCTGCCGTTGACCTGTAGTGACATCGTCGTAGTCGCGTACGCCGTACACGTGTACTTGACACGCACTCTCCATGGAGCAGTCACAGCTGCCGTAGGAGTCATAGCAGTGTTTATGACGACAGCGTTGGCCTTCGTGCCAGCCGTTGTATCCAGTCCGAGCTGGAGTGCGAAGGTAGCAGCGGCCGTGTTGGCGATGATCCCATCGACTTCTAGGATCAGACTGCGACCTACAGGGTTGGGTACGTCGTCCTGGAAGAACCCCGCAGGGAGCTTGCAGACGGTGCTGGTACCCGCTACGCCAGAGATCGCAGCTTCGGTTGTGAACGTGCTCTTGGTGATAGGCGCAGCCAGAGTGTAGAGCGTCTCCCACTGCGTGCCGTTGGTACCCGACATGCAGAGCTCCTAGATGCGCTCGAACCACATCGTGCAGCGGACGCTGACGATCGCAGGCGCTGTGAGGCGAAGTGCGAACCCGTTGGCGACGGCAGCGTCAGGAACGTCGCCGAGCGGAAAGTCGTAGACCAGCAGGCCGCCGTTGGGTGTGAGCAGGTTGCCGTCGATGTTGGTCTGCACGGTCGGCTCGGACGAGCAGTTACCGCCTGCGAGGAACCCGGTCGTAGCGATCGCACGACCGTAGTTCTGCGTGATCGACGCCGTTAGGCTTGTGTTACCTGTACCCGGAGTCGAGTTGGTCGCTGCCGTCGAGTAGTTGAGCTCCCAGAAGACGGGAACCGCAGAGGCAGTGACACCATCGAAGCCGATGCGGAACTTCTTCAGGTCCATACCGAACTGTGCGCCAGCCGTGACGAACATCGCCGTCTTGGGAGTGCCTGCCGCGAGCGGTACGACGCCTGACAGTAGCGAATATCCTGCCTTGGCCATTTCCTACTCCTTACTGACCGCGTCGGCCAGATGTGCCTGAGCCGTCACCCTTACCGGTAGACGGTGTTACTGTTCCTGGCTTTCCTTGCCTTGGTGTACCAGGCTTGTCCGGCCCTTGCTGTTGCTGACCTGGTTGCGGCTGCTGATTCGCCATCTGCTGCAGCTGCTCCATGGTGATCGTGCCATCCTTGAGCGCCGCCATCAGGTCTTCAGGCGAACCAGGCATCTCGATCGGAGGCGCTTCAGCGTCCTGCTGGTTGAATCGTGTGTTGACAAGACGCGAGGTTGCCGGATCGGCCGGCGGCAGACCCAGTTCCTCACGTAGGTAGTTCTCGAGTGGCTCGTCAGGTGTGATCACACCTGCGCCGACATAGTTCCGGATTGTGAAGGACTCGGTTCTCCAATCCTCACTCTCACCGATACGCTTTACCACCAGCTTGGGATACCGTGCACCTATCCAGTTCATATCCACTAGCTGGGGTATAGCATACTTATTAATAGCGTCGACCACGATGTCGGCCGTGAACCTCGTCGCCTTCAGGAAGAGCGTGTGGGACTGTTCATCCGACCCGGTTGTCGTCGAGGACATGAACTGACCGAGGATCTGCTTCTCGATCTGCTTGTCGTGATGTTCGATTGACGAGATGCAGTTGACTGGCTGACCCTTCAGCTCTGCGAAGCTGAGCTCCCAGTTCGGCGGAAGGACTACATGCGCCCGATCGTTTGTGCGTAGATTGCGACCAAGAGCATCGGCAAGCTGCAAATCGTTGTCGTCATATCCCATCGGCAACGTGACGACAGGAACACCAATACCATGACGCTCCTTCTGGATTGCGTCGATCTTGTATAGGTTGTCCTTGTAGTACCAGTGCTTGTACGCCGATCGCAGGAGGCTGATGCCCTCGATGTTACCAGCTTCCTTGTCGAACGAGAGAACAACCATCTTGTTGATGGGAATGTTCGTGATCTGGGTGAAGCTCTGGCCCATCGCGCCCTCGAAGGAACGCGTGTCGGCCGGAGGCTCCCACATATCTACGGAGAGCGGCCCACCGTTAGCGTCGAAGAACCACTCCCTGACGTCCATCGGGTGCCTAGGGGCGAACTTCTTCCAGACGATCATCCCCCGAGCGTCCGGGTCATTGGTGAGCTGCTCGCCAGGACAGAAGACATTTTCGAACATGTAGTATCCGAAGTCCAGCATCAGCAGGCCTTCGGTGAGGGTCTGAGGCCAAGAAGTGGTAGGCCATTCAGTCAAGGCCTTCCAAACCTTGTCGCGAATCTTGACATCCTTGGTGGACGTTGAGGCTGGTTTCATCGACCATTGACCCGCTAGTACTGGCGTCTTAGCCAGCCTCAACGTCCCCCGCACGGTCCCGTCTGACTTCCGCATACGATCGTAGACCTTGAGACCCTTAATGCCTTCCAGGTCACGATTGTACTCCCGCCGCATCCAGGAGGTAAACGGCGAAGGAGACGCGGAACCCAGCTCCGCACCGAGACCGGCAGGTCCTATGCCCCTGCCCTGTGCCATATCGACGCGATTGTGAACTCTGACTTCGCCTGTGTTCTGTCCGAAGCCCAGAACCTGTTCCGGAAGAGGGTCGAATCCCAAGCCACTGCCGTCGACCTCTGCAGGCCTTCCCCGCTTTGCCAGTCCGGAAACCTGCTGCCTTAGAGGCCCTGCGAGTTGCTTGCCACGCTCTGGGTCCTCTGCCAGCCCGCCTTCAGGCCCCATGACAATGAATTCTTGTCCAGGATCCCGCGAAACAGCAATGGGTTGCAGCCCCTTGTCGAGCAGATCCTGCAGGCTTACGCGTGGGAGCTCGTCCATGTTCACTAGAAGCTATCTCCCATCGTAAAGATTCCACCAGAGTTCGAGCCCGCCAGGATCTGTGCGAAGCTTGTTTCCGTGTCCAATGCACGTCGATCGGCCTTCTGCCTAGGCGTGATCTCCACAGGAGCGCTGCTGACCATTCCAGATCTGAGGTGCATATTCCTCGCGCCCATTTTGAATAGGCATAGCAACGCGTAGCGCATTGCGTCGATAGTATGGTCTTCCACCCTGTTGCCCAGTTCCGGTACGTTGCGCCCCTTAACAGGCTCCGTCGACCTGTAGTTGTTCAGTTCCTTGATGTGTTCCTTACATTCCCACGCAACGTGGTAGCGAGGTGCCTCGATCGGCGCGCCCCACTTGTCCTCGGATATCTTGACGTTGCGCATGAAAGAGGACATCAAGTCGATGCCATCACGCCACGTATAGTCGCCTTTGAGCTCTTTCGGCGCCCAACACATGACGCGTACGTTGTGCTTCTTGAACTCTTCCGAGACTTGTACGGCAGCTTCTGGGTCGGCAGGGTCGCCAAAAGCCAAGTCGATGTGATACCCTGGCGGGTGCTCACGCTTCATCATAAGACGAATGTGGTCAGGAATCGTCTTGTACTTCTTGTAGTGGACACGCCAAATGTAGATCTCATCCTGTGGCGACACCTGGAACTCGACGGCGGCAAGGGGGTTCGTGAAGCCCCAGTCGAACGCGATGTAGTTCGGCCACGCAGGAATAAACTTGTAGTCTTCCGTCATCACGTGACGGGTCTCGTCCCACTCCGGGAAAATTTTCCCAACGAAGCTGGCGAAGTCTGCACCAATCTCCTGTAGGAACCATTCTGGCTCGGTCGTTTCCTCTAGGAGGAGTATCTCTTCATCGTTCCGTCCACCTGGGTAAACGGCGTCATTTGCCCAACTGGGAAACTTCCAGGACTCGAAGATGTGCTTGTCAAGGTACCTCTGTTGCCGCCCCAGCTGCCAGAGGTCATGTAGCCAATTGAAACCTTCAGGTGTCGTTGGGAAGTCAGCGGAACCACGCCTGTCAGCAAGTGCAGGTCGTACGTACCGCTCCCATGTCTCACGCTTGTGTTTAGCTGCCTCGGACATGATGACGTGGTCCAGGGCTTCCCCAACCAAGTACTCGGGGTGTTCGGCGCTCCGACACTCCACTCGTGTCCCCCAGGGAAACTGAATGAACATGTCACCCGCACGCTTGGAATAGGCCCTACGTACCCTCTTATCCTTGCCAAGGCCCTGGTTGACAATGAGGTCATTCCAAATGACACGAAACTCTTTCTCCGCCAAGTCATACGTCGGTCCAACTATCCAAATCATCTTATTCGGCCGCATAATATGCCGAGGCGTGGCATCTCGTGCGGCCATAGTCGACTTACCGAAACGCCTTCCGCAGCAAGGAATACGGAAACGGGCAGCACTTTCATGGTACAGCCGCTGCATAGCATGCGGCGTGTACTCGACCTTCTGCCAGAACGCCTCGGTGAGCTTGTCCACCTACGGAACCCACATCGCTAGCGCAATAGCTACTACCGCCGCAGCTGGAACCCAGTCCGGCGCCGAGAACCCGGTGGCTATGAACGTCAAAATCCACAGGAGCGCAAAGACCAGCGCTGCGACGCATAGTATCCAGTGGAAAATGGAGTACCCTCGCCATGCTGGGTACCTCGCCGGAGCTGCGGGCCTGGTTGTCATGACTTGCTTCCTCCGCTACTGCCATTGGCTAGCGCCTCAATGCCGGCAAGGAACTCGTTCAGCGCGTTCTCCTGGTCGTCCTTGCCAACCGGACCCAAGACCCGGTCGACGACATAAGTGGCCGCTCGGAGCTTGGTGTTGTCGTTCCCAGCGTTATTTACTAGATCGATGATCGCAGCCGCCGCGAAGGGCGCAGCCTCTTCGAACAGCCGCTTAGTCCTCTGCCCCGCCGTCTCATCGGGACCACCAAAGAGGTCCTCTAGTTCCTTCTCCGCCATGTCTACTATTATATCGGGAAACACAAAGACACATCAAGGGCAAGCTTACACATAGTGTTCCTTGCGAAACTCCTCCTAGCCCTTTTACGCTGCAGCTGACCGCAGGAATGTTACAGTAACACATGAAAGGGCAGCGGCAAATTCGAAGACCCACGGGTATTGAGGATCATGAAATTCTGTATGATAATATAGTTATAAGATAAAAAAATACAACAACAACTCAACAACAACTCAACTCATCAACTACTCATCAACAACTCATCATCAACAACTTGCTTCTTGACAACTTAATACATACATAACTACTATACTACGGAGTAATAACATGCTTCAATCCGTACGTAGTCAGTACGAGACGACTCAACGTCGTAGCAATACTCAACATCTCGTACACATACGTTCTGAGAAGAAGAACATTCCTTGGAACGAAGTAGATCGTCAAGCAGATCGTAGACTTGACGGAGGATTCAACACTAGTAAGAACAATCTATGTCCAGACTGTAACGAGTATCGATCAGTTAACGGACTATGTAGTTGTTAGTAGTACTAGTACGTATAGAGTACATACTACATACGTACTGACTAGTACTAACAAGTACTACGCATCTTGACAATCGAATAGGGTATAGGTACGCTCCTCGTAGTACCATCAGTATCACAGTAGTACCTACAGAGGAGTAATCATGACCGAAGTCCAGAACGAGAACGTCCAGAACGAGACCGACTCGAACGACGAGCGTACCTTCGAGGACCTGTCGCCGTACGCCGCGCACTTCATCGTCAACCTCCGCCTCGAAGAGGCCGGAATCGACAAGGAGATCGCGGGACCGCAGATGTACACAGCGGCCAAGAACCGCGCCGTCGCGTCGAACTACCACGACCGGCAGCTGGTCAACGGCAAGCTCGAGCCCGTGATGCTGGACGGAGCCGACTTCGTCCGCTGGCTGAACGCCTACATCACGAAGCTCCAGAACGGCGGAAGCGGCCGCACGGCGGACTACGCCAAGATGGCCGAGCAGTACCGCTAGAACACCTCGAGCGTACCTATACCCTATTCGTTGCCAAGAGGTAGCGGAACGAAACAACAAAACCGAATAAGGAGTACGAATGCGCAAGGGCATCGTCATCGTGGGCATCACGGCGAGCATCGCACTCGGAGCTGGAGGTACGCTGGCGGCACAGGCCGCTACGGCGACCAACACCAGCACTTCGACGAACTCGCTGATCTCCGCGAAGTGCTACCACCACTCCGGAACGCGGACGACGAACTTCCGCTGGGTGTCGAAGGACAACCGGTACGAGGTGTACGCGTCACCACGCAAGGGAACGACCTCGTACAACACCTGCCACAAGTAGTCGATGAGGTTCGGGGAGAGACCTGGCTCTCTCCGTTCCTGACCGACTAAGGAGGCATTATGTGGTCAGTCCTAGTACCTTACGTCCACCAGATGTTGGTGTTCGGCGGAATCGTCATCGAACCGTGGGAATGGTGGCAGTGGTGGCCATTCCTGTCCGCGTTCTAGGAGGAGCGATGAGAAAGCGTCCACGTACGCTTCCGGCTTCGTGGTTGGAGGAATGGGTACGCCTAGAGAAGGCGATCAAGGAGTCTCCTCCGACCAAACGTCACCAGCCACGTATCCAACGTCACCAGTCGGACCGAATGAGGCGGATCGAGCAAGGTCAGACTCCGGACACGTACAAAGCGATGTTCCGTCTCGATTCGTATCCGACACCTATAGTCGACAACGACAAGCACATGATATGGCCGAAGGATATGAAGCGACCAGACTGGCCGACAGGTAAGGCTACCGACAGTCGATCGTAATCAGAACAGGTCTAATGAGATAGAATCAGGGATTCAGCACTTAATTATCAAAGATCGCGCGAAACTTACTGTGAAACACAACGTCGTAACACTGTCTTTCCTATTATATAAACTACATAATTCTATAAAGACCTAAGACTTAAAGACTCTGAGCGGTATTACGGACGGACGCAGTGGACTAACTGCGAGTTTACCAGTTGCCCCGGTTTGAAACCCTTTAGCACCAGATTGTAGTAGATCCTACATCTGTAGAAACGAGCGTCATGTAACACTAGAAACCAGTAGCCCTTGAGAAGTCCAATTGACTCCCGATATAATAGAAACAGAGCGCAAGTAATGTCTCATTCTAACGAAAACGACAATTTGTAGTTATGAAGGCGTTAAATACAACGCACAACTCGAACGAGAGGATAGGGAAGATGGAAATCATCGACGAGAACGTCACCGATCTGCCTCAGGGACGCGGACGTCCGAGTCAATATCCGTGGGACAAGTGGCTGCAGGCGAACACGCAGGTCAGGATCTTCCAAGGCAGGGGTAAGGACGACGACTTCACGATCGAACCGTCCTCGCTTCGGCCCCAAATTCACAACCGGGCGAAGGCACGTGGAGGCAAGGCCTCAACCTCGCTGGGCGACAAGAACGGTCGGAAGTACATCGACATCATCTTCACGCCTGGCATGTCGGAGGCTGACATCGACGCCGACCTTACATTCGAGAAGACCGGCTAACAACGTCGAAAGAGACAAGAAAATAACCGCAGAGGAGATCTAGCTTTTGCTCAGGGAGCCCATATACAATTAGATTAGCAGAGAAAACTAGTTCCTAACAGAGGAGGAACGATGACGTACAACAGCCTCGAAGAGTGGGAAGCGGCCGTCGTGAGGTCGTATCGCACAGGAGCGTCGAAAGAGGAGTTCGACGGGAAAGCGACGAGGCAGGCAGTCAGAAAGGTAGCGCTGTACCTCCGCGCTACCGACTACGGCATCGAGCAGCTCGATGGGCCACAGGACGAAGGACCGAACTGCCTGGTCTACACGCTGCTCGACTTCATCGCGTACACCGACGAGCCCAGCGAATGCATTCACCCTGGAGTGTTCGCCAGATCAAGTGCGTTCGAGTACTGCGGGACCTGTGGCACTGACGTCCCGCGTCAGCACCTGTAACTTCCAGTGCAGATGGGCCTCAAGGGATAGTTCGAAAGGTAGCGGCTAGCCTGGCAAGCTAGATATAGTCCGACGAGTTGTCGGCCGTTTCCCCTTGAGGCCCATCTGGAAAGGAGGTAACACAATGTTCGACTCGAACAAGGACCTGAAGCCGTTCAAGGGTGCACACCTCGTACTGAACGAGGACATCCTCAGCTTCATTTACGAGGCTCTCGCCGAAGTCGAAGAGTTCTACGACGACGAGACACACGACATGGCACCGGAGAAGGTTACATCGGTGCTAGGCGACGTCGAAGGTTGGACGACAGTCAAGGACCGCTTCGGTACGAAGGTGTACAAGGCTAGACAGTACGCCCAAGCCGGACAGCAAGAGCAGAAGGCGGAGCTTCGCGTCGGTGTTGTCCTAACCGGCAAGCGCGAACTGATGCTGGACATTCGAGTCTGGGGTAGTTACTAGGAGAACAACATGAGGAAGCTCACCGCAATACCCGTCATCGCCACGGGTTTGCTTCTGGCAGCTTGCAGCTCGTCAGTCGCATCGCCGCCTTTCAAAGCCCCTGTGGCGGACGCTTCTCAGGTCGCCGCTGCAGCCGTAAACGGTGTGAACGCTGATCCACAGGGCTGTGAGCAAGTCGTCGGACAGCTCCTGATGTTCGCCAACAAGCTGCAGGGAGCTGGGGTACTGGATTCAATCGCTTTCCTCGGTGCTCTCGAAGAGCAGCTAAGCCAGGACTCTGCTGACGTGACGATTCCTGTCGCACTCGCACAGGCTGAGGGGATGCTAGCGTCGTCGCTCATAGACGCGACCCACGGGTACAACATGAACGGATACGAAAAGTACGTGAAGCAGATCCACGACATCTGCCCGAACACGAAGTAGGCACAGCTGATGGATGACGTCAAGAAGGCTGTAGCAGAGAGTGTTCAGAAACCACTCGTTACCCTGCTACGTCAGGAGTGGCCTGAACTCGAAGTTGAGAGCGTAGAGTACACACGTGTCAACGCTCTCAACACACAAGTACGTGTTGTCACTAAGAACAGTGGCATCAGGTACTTCACGGTCAAGGTCTCGGAGATGCTCTGATGGTCTGGGTAGAACCGCATCCTCACGATGATTCCGAGGCGTGTGCCTGGTGCGCCAACTTCAAGTGCTGCATGGATCCGAACAAGATGATCAGGCGAGGGTCCAAGTTGTACTGCAACGACAGCTGCGCTTCGGCAGACATGAACTGATGGACCGCGAGAAGTACCTGGCTAGGCATCGTAAGTACAACACAAGTACCAAGGGCCAGAAGCGTAACCAGAAGTACGAAGAGAACCATCCCGAGCGCAAGCTCCGTTGGGAACCTGCTCGGGATGCACTACAACGAGGAGGGACAGCGTAGTGTGTACACAGACCATGATCGAGCGCAACGGCAAGGCGTTCGAGCTGCATCTCGGAATTAACATGCAGCAGTGGACAGGCCTGTACATCGAGCCTGAGATCGACAAGCTCTGGACGTACGAGGACGAAAACAGGAGGTTCGTCCTCACCAAGTACGAGTTGAACAGGTGCATCGACTCGTGCCTCGCCCACATTGCCGGGATGCGACGTGATGTCAGCAGGTTCGAGCTCTTCGAGCGTGTCGGGTTCACGTACCGGGAGATTCACAAGATCACGACAGGAGAAGAGCCGGGGCCGATCGGCATCACAACTCCTTCCGACCGCAAGTACCAGGCGGACGAGGACCTAATGTTCCTTCACACGTGCATGGGCGAGCTCTGGACCTTCGTCTACATGGCACGTGACGCTGTGACCGACTACGCGATGGTCGTCTGACCTTCCCTGAACGGCCTGCTCGAAGAACGCACTAGTACAGTAGTAGACTGGGCGGTAACAATCTTCGAGCAGGCCCTTGAAGGAAGGAGGTGACAACTAAATGGCTGACTCAAGGATCAGATTCGACATTAGCGCAAGGTTCGTACTCGACTGCGGACACGATGCTTACGTGGACCAACACTGTGCGCACATGCAGTGCTGGAACTACGCCAGCAAGTGCGGCTTGCACGGGATCTTCAAGACCTCGGACAGGTGCAACCGAGACCGCGACGTGCACGCTGAGAAGGACGACATCATGTGCCTCAAGCACGTCATTGAGGACATGCCTCCAGACCTGCCGCAAGGGCAGTATCAGGTCGTCTTCGATAGGATGGAAGGCGACACCGCGTTCTACAAGTACAAGGGAGTAGAGGATGGGTAGGGATTACATCGTCAGCATCTCGGTATACAACGACGACGTCACGCACAGGGGTGCCGAGGACGGCATGAGTCCGGAGAAGATCGTCAAGAGCCTGGACGGCCTGCCGACCGCGGACCTGATCGACATCAAGGCCGGCCTCGACGAGCTCGTGGAGCGCAAGACCACGGCAAGCGCCGGGCACTAACCTTCAGTGCGTGGGAGATTCGGCTCATTCGGGTGATCCGAATCTCCTACGGAAAGGAGGTATAGTGAACGAAGAAGAAGTCAAGCTAGCCCTTTCCATCGAATGCCCAGTGTGCGGGAGACAACCTAACGACATGTGCAGGAACTCCATGGGCTACAAGATGCGACAGCCGCACTGGAAGCGTCTCTGGAAGGTAGAGGAGGTGTAAGAAATGAAGGTCGGCGACATGTACTTGGCGATCGATCCAACTCAGATGTCTGGCGCTGTCGTCGACATCCGACGCATCTGGGCAGAGAGAGTCCCTGTGGAACTTGTGCAAATCCACAGGGCCCGGATTCGCAACCGCTATACGGTGAGAGGACCCGATGGTACCGAATGGGACACCGGACGGCTCGAGCCACTCAAGCCAGTTCGACACTACGCTTGCGCGTAGGTATGTACTGGCTATCGTATGCACGCTGGTAGCACTGCCGCTGATTATGTCCGTGGTTGGTGCGCCGATTGGCATTCCACTATTCCTCTTGGGCATTAAGCCCTTGAAGGACTACTTTGCCGATCTGGCAGACCAGCGTGTGAAGGAACAAGAAGAGCCGTGGCAACGAGGAGAACTGAACTTATGACAATCGACCCAGACCTCGAACTCATCGAGGCAGCCATGGAGCGCGACACGCGTCTGCAGATGCTGGACGGACTCCAGCAGATGGTCGACTTCCTCCGGGAGAACCCGCAGGCACCAATGCCGTATGGCATCGGAGGTGCCTGCTTCCTCGAAGAGGACGAGGCACGCAAGGGCCGTGAGGGTATCTACGGCTGGAAGAAGGACGATGCCGGCCGCTATCTCCACTACTACAAGACGTGGGGACCGAACGCTCGCGTTGCCTACAGCATCTACGTCGACAAGAGCACGTCGTCGACCTGCAAGCTGGTGAAGCTCGGCACCAAGATCGTGCCAGCCGTTCCGGCACACGAGGAAGACGACCTGAAGTGGGTCTGCGAGCCCATCGGAGAGGACAAGTAATGGAGCCCACCCAAGGACAAGTGGTGCCTGAGCGTATCAAGGCCCACCCGATCGACATCGACATGCTGAGGTACCAGCGACAGACGAGGAACGCAACCGTCACCATCGCCTGGGTCGTCTGCATCCTCACCGCTCTGTCGATCATCGGCGGCATCGTCGGCGCTGTCCAGCTGGCGAAGATCAGCAACAGCGTCGTCACGACCTGCGACTCGACCATCGAGTACTGCCCTTAACCATCTGCGGCTCCACTGGGACCAAGAAATTTCTCAAAATAACCCTTTGTGAACCCTTGTGTTTCCCAGTGGAGCCGCTATATAATTAGAATAGCAACAAAAACATCAGCCGATCAAACAGGAGGAAAAATCATGGCTGAGACCGCGACCGAGACCGTTCAGGCGGACGAGACGGCAGCCGTCAACACCCGCTTCCCGCTGCCTGAGGGCAAGGTCACGCCCATCCAGCTGAAGAACAAGCTCATCCAGCTGGGCAAGACCCCCAAGGCCACGCAGCCGCAGATGTTCTACACCTTCGTCAACAACCCCGGCAAGGCGGACCCGTTCCCCGTCAAGCACTACGCCGAGGACGGCACCGAGTACGCGCAGAAGGGCGGGCCCGACGGCAACGTCAGCACCCGGCCGGGGCTCGACATGGACGAGGGCGTCGCGTGGTGGGACCGGCGCAAGACCCGCATCGCCGAGAAGGCCACCGCCACCACGACCGAGGCCGCCGCGCCTCCTGCCGAGGTCGCTCAGGCCCAGGCCGACGAGCCGGGCGCCGAGGACGGTGACTTCACCGAGGCCGAGTGACCTTCTTCACTCAGGACGGCGGGGCTGTCACGGCCCCGTCGCCCACTAGGGCGTCAGTTCCTCTGTACTGGCGCCCGTAGGCAAATTGACAACTTAAGACATCCTGGTAGGTTACCTAGCCTCGACGTACCCTTAGGTAAGGTACAGAAGTCTTCGGTCAAGTGCGGTATAAAGTCCGACCTGAGGAGCCAGGAGCTAGAGTAGGGAGGGCGTTCGCAGACCGAAGTGGACGTGCCGTCACCAGGCCCATTAGGTGAACGTCCTCTCTATCAGTTTGGACAGGCAGTGCGAGTCGCGGCGATCTATGCACCGGATCGGGTGTTGGGCAGCTGAGGTAGACGAGATGCCCCGGCCACCTTGGCGGAGAAGAGCGATTGCTATCCCCTTTCACCGCTGTCTGTTCAGAACGTGAGGGACAACGCTGCTGAGTGTCGTCGAGTCGTCCGAGTCGGTGTCGTATGACGCTAAGTGACGATAGGCAAACCAGGCAATGGTGGCCCGAGCGAGGGGAGGAGCTCCTTCCCATATCCCCCCCATGGGTGGCGACGAGCCGGAGCTCCTCCCTTACATTTTACAACAGAGGGAGTATTACATGGTCCAGCTCAACGAGCAGGAACGAGTAGTGCTTCGAGACATGCTTGACATGGACATTGAAGCGTTCAGGCATGCGATGCACGCAGAAGGAGAAGGTGAGGGAGGCTTCGACAGCTGGGAAGCCCTCCTCCAGACAACAGGTGGTCATGGGGACACGATCAAAGTCCTCGAAGGCATCAGGGAGAAGGTAAACGATGACATCGCTTCAGGAGGAGCAGACCGCACCTCCTAAGCTGTACGAGCACTGCCTGACGGTGTTCGAGCAGATGCGGACGGAGGCCAAGCCTACCGCAGTCGAGGGCACTCATGCGCTCGTGTACGAGGGGTTCTTGACTAGGCTCTTCAACAAGCTGAGCCTGGCCACCCCCTACTACACCAGCGTCATGCAGGCGCTACGCAAGATGGGCTGCGTCAAGCAACTGTCGAGAGGCGGAGGTGCTTCGCCGTCGAAGTGGGAGCTACTTCAGGAGCCCACGCTGGAACTGTTCAACAGCTCCACGGCCAAGAGGCTGCACGACAATACCAAGATGGGGCAGCTACAGCAGCAGGTCAGCGACCTCCGAGACAGGCTTGACGACGTCGAGGAGATGGTCGCTGCCATGACAGAAGTGAAGGAGGCATCATGAGCGAAGAGGCGTACAGCGCCATCCGACGCGAGATGGACGAGCGTGCCGACGCGAAGGTCCAGGCCGAGGACGACACCCGGCAGGAGTCGCTTCGGTTCCAGCAGCTCCAAGATCAGGTCGCTCGCTACTTCCGAGCGCGCTATGGCAATGACTGGGCCTTCAAGGCGCCGGAGACCTTCCCGAACGCCCTCGAGCGCTGGATGATCTACGCCACCGCTCGTGACAATCGCATGGCCGAGGCTGAGATGGCCAACATCGAGGCCAAGATCCGGGAACTGTCGTGAGGGACTTCGACGACCTTTTCGACGATCACTTCGACAGGCTCGGCAAGACAGTCAACTGGGGCGTACGTATCGCCGTTCTCATCGTGGCGCTGGTAGCAGTTGCTGTCATCGTCGTCGGCATCCTCGTCCTCAACCACTTCAACATCCTGTAGGGGACGACATGAGCCACCAGATCTACATCACAGTCGCGGATGCTGAGGTCGCCAAGACCTTCGTCGAGGACACCAAGGAGACCGACTCCATCTGCTACATCAACGAGGCAGGCGACGACGTCGAGTTCGGCGTCGTCGACATCCACTACAACGAGACCATCGGCGACGCTGAGAAGGACTAGCTGTGCCCGACACAACGCTGGAAGAGACGCAGAGGTGCACGACTTGTCTGTTCCCTGGCAAGGTCGTGCAGACAATGCGTCCTGCACACCTGCCACCAGGGGCTAGGGTACTCGTAGTTTCCTGCGAGAACAACAGGTGCAAGTTCTACGAGGAGCGCTGGCTTGTCCAGGTCAACCCCGACGGTACGGTTCCAGAGCACAGGAAGGGACCGAAGACCTTCGACCTGCCAGGACGTCACACCGAACTAGCTCGACGTGCTCGGGAGGAACTCGAGCTCATCGACTACATGACTCGGCATCCAACGATGCTGGAGGAAGAAGCCCGTCAGGCTCTTGGCGGGTACAAGCGGCACAGATCCACAGGGAGATGATATGCCAAAGCACGGTACGTACTCAGTCAACAACACCAAGGACCACGACAACCTGCACGAGTTGTTCCTGCAGGGCATCCTCGGCTCGTGCTGGTGCGCATGCAGGAAGTGCTGGAACTCGCAGAAGGTCATGGGCACCTGCCACCAGGACCCCAACAACTCGCAGCGGTTGTCCGAGACCTCGATCATCGGTCCGGTGATGAAGCACCTGATCTCCATCGGCGAGCGTCAGAACTCGAACTTCGCTCCCGGCAGGAGATTCTAACGCTGTCTAACCTCGTGAGTCCAGCGCCCGTAACTAAGGTGCGCAAGCACTGGACAAAAGCTATTAGACGCCGTTAGACTGCGGTCTATCAAAGTCTAACTTCACGGAGTAAGCGTTAGAAGAAGAGCTATGGATATCGACGAGACCATCAGACAGATGATGGCGGACGAAGAAGAGGATGCTCCGTGTATCACGCCAGTGAACTACGGACATCTAAGGGGCATGGCACCTCAGCTCGTGTACTACCATATCAAGGCCGGGCATATAGTTGCATTCAGGTGCGAATGCGGACGCAGAGTAGTCAGAAAGGAGGAAGCAGATGACTACTTCCGTTCAGTCGGCAAGCTCCAACCCAAGCGCGAGGGACCTACTGAACCTGCTCCACTCGATGGAGCTGGAGGACCCGACGAGTCTTGACAAAGCCATGGGCTTTTTCGACTCCGAGTACGGAGAGAACGTCTACTGGTATGGCGTTCTCAGGGTCGAAGAGGACATTATCGTGCTCGACGATGAGCGCTCCGACGCAACCAGGGCGGAGTACGAACGTCAGATCCGACTTGCGCAAGAAGCCCTAGCCGCCGAAGAAGCCTTGCGCCCAGAGCGTGTGGATCACGATGCAAAGGTCAGGGCCGCTCGGGAACAGGACCTACTGCCACCAGGTGCATGATGGCCAAAAAAGCATGTGACAGTTCACCCAACGGACAACACGAACCAGTGAACGCCACGATCATACAGGATGGCAAGACCATTCTGGTATCGGTCTGCAACTGGTGCGGAAAGAGGATGTAATGGGCAAGCACGGCGATAGCAAGGGCGCGGACAGCAAGGAAAGCAAGGGCGGTGGCTCGCACGAGAAGGGGGGCAAGGGTAAGTAATGGCGACCTGGGTTCAGAACTGCGGACCCTGCAACAGGGGCTATTGCAATGGCTGCACAGGCGGCGACTGTGACTGCGCACTGAACAACCACTACGGTGCAAAGAGGCATCATGAAGGTGTTCGACCAGCCCAAGGGCTACCCGGCAAACCCCAATCCGTGGGCTTGCCCTTTCGGAAAGAAGAAGGGTTCCATGCTGAGCATCCTGATCGCAATCTACAGGGCCAACCCGCTCCGGCCTCACTGCGGAGGCGGACACCACGTCACGCTGTGCAGGTTCCTCGGGATGAAGGGCACGCGCTGCCCGGCCAAGGACGCCTGAGGTAGGCCCCTGAACGTCCTGCTCGGTGCTTTCGGGTTAAGCCTACTGTGAGGTAGGTTCCGAGCAGGGCCTTGAGAGGTCGCACAGCAAGTGTGCCTCCCAACCCGAAAGGGTCCAAATGAATAGCATCAAGAAGCTGGCGCAGACTTTTGTGCCGCTGGTGCTTGGCGCTGTCGCGGCGGTGGGTCTCACGACCATACCCGCGCATGCCAACCCGGCGGGTGTCGGTATCGTGCAGAACGTCAAGGGCGAGGCCGGCTACTTCGCCAAGGACAACGGGCAGACGCGCTTCCGCGACGTGCAGACGCGCCTGGTCGTCACCAACCAGCTCAAGAACCTGGACGGTGCTGGCGGCCTGGGCGGCGCCGGAGTCGAGTTGTGCGACCCGAACACCGGCTACTCGGTTCAGCTCGGCGTGCAGTGGACCGGCAGCAGGTTCCAGATCAGTCACGGCCACGGCATCCTCGGCGACCTGTCTGGTTCCGACCCGTGCATCATGAGCGGTCTGGTGTCCGGCCCGACGCCGCTGTCCCCGATCGCCCTCAACCCGAACGTCGGCGACCAGCTGAAGTTCGAGATCTTCTACAACCCGAAGACGCACTGGGTCACTGTCAACGCCTGTGACGTCACGCAGGACATGACGTGCCGCCAGGCGCACTTCTACGTCGGCTACAAGAACTTCTACGAGTTCGGCATCGGCGTCGTCTCCAACGGCCCGATCCTGACCGCTCCGGCGAACAACCCGCTCGTCCGCTTCACCAACGCGGCCGCCAACTACTACAGCTCGACGCACTTCTGGAACTCGATCTACGTCCAGAACCACTGGAGCCTGCGCCAGTCCGACTGGGTCAACGGTTCCTTCCAGCCCATCATGAGCACCAACCAGTCGCTCGACGCCGGTGGGCACACCTTCCTGATCTCCAACGGGTCGACCTCGATCTAGTCCTTGGGTGTCCGGCCCAGAGAGCAGGGTTCTGGGTCGGGCGCCGAGGGACTACGGATGGTCCGTAGTTTCTTCGATGGAGGGCTTGTGAGGTCAAGACTCATCATCGGCACTGCAGCACTCGTCGCTGCACTAGCGGGCGCTGTAGTAACATCCTCACCCGCGCAGGCGGTCCAGCCGCAGCCGGGCATATCGGATCCTGGTGCTGCTCACTACATCAACGAGTGGAACGGCAACACTGACTCCGGCGGAACGATTCGGCTGTACGCGCCAGCAGGCAACGAGCACTGGAATTTCCAGGCGATCGACCGATGCAGCGGCCACTGGACGGTCACGCACACCTGTCCGTTCACGGTCGGGTCGGGAATGAACGATCAGTACTTCGGATCCGAGATCGACCAGATCGTCTACACTCCGCATCAGACCACGTGCGTCGGAGCGAACACCGCCGACGCCTCGACGGTCAACAGATCGTGCAACGACGAACTGACGGGCACCGGAGGTGGTACGGGAACTGTATTCGTCTCGCACTGCTTCTCGAGCCCGTACTTCCGATGCGACGAGATCAGCCTGTACTACTCCAACAACCAGGGCTCGCCTCGGTTCATGTGCTCGGACAGCCTGTCCAACGGCGCGTTCCTGCACCTGAACTACCCGCCGCTGTCATGTGGTGGAAGCCGAGTCGCCCAGTGGCTGGAGTGGTACTAGCCCCTGGACTTCCTGCTCAGAATGCGAACAACCTGAGCAGGTCGTCGAGGGACTACGGACGGTCCATAGCCCTCTGAAAGGAGTCTCTATGAGGCTTCGTTCTAAATTCGCCGCCGCTGCCCTAGTTATCGCGACGGCAGCCGTACCCGCTATCGCATCGGTCGGGCCCGCGCAGGCGGCCGGACAGGTCTGCGAGAACGGCGGTGCCGGTCAGTGTCTGAACGACTGGAACGGCGCTGGCTCCGGTGGCGCGGTCAAGATGGGTCAGAACGGCTGGCCGCATCAGAGCTTCGGCACGTTCCAGCTCACAACCATGTGCGGTGCGGGTCGGGTCACGCACTCCTGCCCGTTCACGAACACGTCCCTGGACAACGCGATGTTCGACAGCATCATCGTCGCCGTCAAGTACAACGGCAACGGTCTCTGCGTCGGCACGAGCCAGACCACCAGGGGGGCGGTCCTGGTCACCTGCCCCAACAGCGGCGGAACAGGTGGCGGCTGGGGTGTCGTCCAGGTTCAGCGGACGAACGTCAACAACTGCTTCGCACAGAACGGTGACACGCAGCTCATGAACCGGCTCTGGTCGGACAACGACGCGACCGCCACCGTCCTGACAGGCAGCACGGCAACGGGCAACCAGGCCGCGATGTTCACCCAGACGAACCCGGCGATCGTCTGCTGGGGCACCGGCTGACCTTCCCTGAACGTCGGGCTGGAGCTACTCCGTATCAGAGCCAAGCTCCGGTTCGGTCCGCTCCCCAGCGGCTCCAGCCCGGCCTTGAATGAAGGAGGTGCAATATGCGGAAACTGATGTTGACTGGTCGGTACCAGTTGCGAAGGCTTCGGGTCCTTCGCTAACAAACGGGAGTGACTTGAACGTATCTCAAGTCACCGTCGTACAAGGACGAGATCCCGATGTCGATAGCCAACAGGTCCTTGTGCGGCGGTGAAAGGAGGTGTAAGATGATCTGTGACATACCGGATGCCGTCTACCATGGAAGGCATCACCAGGGGCATAAGAGGTGCATCATTGAACGACGACGGCTCGAGGCGAAGGTACGTAGCGCCACGAAGATGGCGACGCCGAAAACGGTCCGTAGTGGGCAAGGAGTGGCAGCCCCCCACCCTCCAGGACGTAGGAGCAGGAGCGTGGTGTCCTAACTGCCACGTCAGACATCCATACAACGGCAGAGACAAGTGCGTCATATCGTACGAGTCACGCGAAGGGAAGTTCACGCTTATGTGGCTGTGTCCAGTTACGGGACAAGTCATCGGTCAACTGCCTGAGAGGGAAGGGCAATGAAAGGTATCCTATACTTCATCCTGAGAGGCGTAATGGTAGGCATCACTTGCTACCTAGTC